CGATTTTGACGGCACCCCACAAGGGATCGCTGATTCCGTCTGGAGAAAATAAACGCGCCATGCGGGACAGAAAAGGTTCTAGGTCATGGCTTTTACATCCGTACAAACTAACAATATCCTGCTTAAATTCCGGCAGGAGATATACCAAGAATATGTGCGCGAAAATCTCTTTTCGCCGTACATGGGTCCAGAGATGAATTCCATTATTCAGGTCATCACTGACTTGGATAATGGCGGTAAAATGGGCGGCCAGCAAATCAACGTCCCGCTCGTTGCTCGCTTGCAGGCGCAGGCAATTGGCCAGGGGCCACTGGTCGGCAATGAAGAACAGATAGACAACTATGGGATGCGGGTTTGGGTTGATTGGGCGCGCAGCGCCGTATCGATCAAAAAAGCCCAGGAGAATATGAGCTCTATCGATCTATTCGCTCTTGCCAAACCAATGCTTGTGGACTGGGGCAAGGAGCTGCAGCGAGATGAAATCTGCGATGCGCTTTATGGGCTGCCAAGCACAGCGGCCCCGGCCGGTCTGAATACGACAAACGGCCAACGGGTCAACGGAATCCTATTTGATTCCGCGACGGCTGCGCAGCGCAATACATGGATCTCGGATAACATTGACCGCGTGCTGATAGGGAACAGCAACAACGCCAATTATGCGGCGGGAGACTTTGCAACATCACTCGGTCATGTAACCTCGGCGATGGTTGTCTCCGCGGCTATCCTGACCCGCATGAAACGGCAAGCGAAGCGCGCCAATCCAAGGATCCGTCCATATAAGCTAAAGGACAACGGGACAGAGTGGTTTGTGGTCTTCATGGGCCAGGAGCAATTCCGCGATGCCCAGAACGACTCTACGATCATGACCGCGAACCAAAATTCGCGGGCTCGTGAGGAGCAGGGCTATATGCGGAATCCAATTTTCGTTGATGGAGATTTGCTTTGGAATGGCATGATACTGAGGGAAATTACGGAACTCTCGATCCGTGCCCCCGTTACTTATCAAACGATCGGCTCGGGCGGGATCCCGGTCTTGCCGATGTTCCTCTGCGGCCAGCAAGCTATGGCATGGTGCTGGGGCGAGATGCCCGAGGCGACATTCCGGAAGGAGGATGACTATCAATTCATCCGCGGCGCTGGCACGGAAATGTGCTATGGCATCAGCAAAACGTTCAAGCAGACGCTGCAAGGAAATAATCGAGAGTGGGGCATCCTGACGGCCTTTTTAGCCGCTGTCGGCGACGCCTAAAAAGAGAACGGCCCCGGCCGGGGTCTCCGGGGCCTGATCTCAGTCTAGGTAAAACTGGCAATTGGCATCACCCCCTTTCACATTAGGATAATCATACCATGAATAAGCTCATAAAAGGCGCGCTTGCCGCGCTTCTATTGGCGGGCGGAACGGTCGGCGCTTATGCGCTGGTTGTTGATGCGGTCCGCATCGTCCCGCCGCGGATATTTGCGACGCAACAGACGCATTATCTGCGCTTCACCGTGAATTTTTCGGACCCAAACGTCACGACAGCTAGGCTATTCGCGCGGATTCCCAATAATAGCTATATTATGGCGATCGATGCGGATGTAACGACAGCATTCACATCAGGGGCTACGATTTCATTGGGTGCGAGCACAACCGCAACGGAAATCATGGCCGCGTCAGGTTCTAACGCGTCCGTCGCTATAGGCTCAACTGGAATTACGCATGTCACCGCAGCGGCTGGTCTTGGCGTTGCGGTCACAGGAAATTCCACCTATCAGGGCGCGAATTCGAGCGGCGTTCCGATCTATGTAAAGCTTGCTGGGACAACCGCAACAGTCGGCGCCGTGACGTTCGTTCTGACTTATATGCCAGATAACGACCAGTAACATATTCTAAAAATTGGGATTGAAAAATGGGCAGACCGCCATGGACGGAAGAACAACGGGAAGCGGCGCGGCAGCGGTCCGAGGCCAAGCGCGAGGTCATGGCGCCCCATATGCCGGAGGGCGGCGAGCTCATAACCTATCGGCCAGCGGAAGGTGGGCCTGCAGCGACCACATGGCGGGGGATTCGCTTCCCCGCTAATGTCCCTATACCGGTGACAGACAAAAGCATGATTGATGCAGCTCGGAATAATCGTTATTTCCAAGTTGGCGATGCGCCGCCATTCAGAGGCCCTGATCTCGTGTTTGATAATCCGGCGGCCTATCGGACGCATGTGCACAATTGGCTTAAGGATTTGCGCTCATGCGAGGATTTTGTGAAGCATTGGGCCGATGACGGGAAATTGCGGGGGGTCTGCGGCGTCGGGGAGGAGGACTATCGCATCATGGCGCCCTACCTCGACGCGAAATTGGAATATCTCGCCAAATACGACGGGCTCGACGCCAGTGGCGTCAGCGATTTGTGCATGCGCTATGGCGTGACTGAGCTTGCTTGGAGGTAGACATGGCCGTTGTGTCGCAACCCTACCGCACGAGCACAGATCTCGTTGATGCTGCGCTCATGAAGCTAGGCGTATTGTCGTCCGGGCAGCCCACGGACCCGGAGGATTTTGGGATCGTCGAGAATGCCTTAGATGGTATTTTCCGTATGCTCGCATCGCTTGAAATTGTGTATGTCCCGGACCCAGAGCACATCCCAGGCGAGTGGTTTGAGCCGCTTGCGGCCATTGTCTCAGGGCAATGCGCGGAATATTTTGGCTCGAACCCGGATCATTATGCGCAACTAAAGGCGGCGGGGCTCGGCGGCATTCCTGGGGTGCAGATTGGCGCCGGCTCGGCGGCAATGGCGCTCAAGATCATGACGCGCGGGAAGTATACGGGCGAGCCCCTAAAAACCCTGAGTTTCTAAATGGCCGTCGCGCCCCCTGTCCCAATCCCTTTCCCGACATCTACGTTCCCGGGGAATAATCCGCAGGAGAGCTCGGGCCGGTTGATCAACTGCTATGCAGACCCTATTTCAGATCAACCGGCCCAGAACAATTATTGCTATCGCCGGGCCCCCGGCCTTTCTCTCCTGGCTATCATGGGGAGTTCATCCTATCGCGGCGGATTGACGGTCCATGGGGTAGCGTACGAGTGCCTCGACAATATTGCGTGGAAGGTTCATGCGGGCGGCAGCCTAACGGAAATTGGCACATTCCCCGGCGAGCGGCCGCTTGCTGGAATCGCTCAGAACCAGGCTGAAATCCCAGATGTCGTCGCCGTCGATCCTGACAATGGGGCCTATGTGCTTGCGTCGGCCTCCGTCATAGATGCGACGGGCACAATAACGGTTAGCGCGAGCGGGACCCTCGGCAATGTGCTCACCCTATCCGGTTCGGTGGCCGCTAACGATGTCGTAAATCTAAAATTCACCAATCCCGCGCTTGGGTCAAAATTCCCGCTGACCCTGACCTATACAGCGCTTGATACCGATACGCTGCAAACGATTGCCCAAAACCTAACTTACCTCATCCTCGTCAATGCAGATTTGCAGGCGGTAGGGTTTACGGCAACGACGACCGGGCAAACGATCACGGTTACGGAGAATAATCCGCACGCCTCAGCGACGGTTCTGTCTTATACTGTTTCGCCCGGTTCGGAGACGATCACTTTCAACCCATCGTCCGGAAGCTTGGTAAACTATGTGCCTGGCGACGCGATCGCCTTGATTTTCCAAAATCCGCAAATGCCGGATTTGATTAATACGACCGTCTCAGCAACCTATGTCGTGAAAACCGGGGATGGCGCAGCGCTAATCGCAACCGGTCTTGCGGCCGCAGTGAATGCCAATAATACGCTCTTCGCGGATGGGATCAGTGCCTCGAGTTCCGGCCCGACTATCACGGTGAGCCAGCCCGGCTTCCTCGGCAATCAAACGACAGTAATAGGGCAGGGGCCGGCCAATCTCACAGTCCTATTTACCTATAACGGGACGACTCAAATTCCGCAGCAGTTATCTGGTGGGCAAGGCACCCCGGACGCATTTACCGGCATCCCGACGTTTTACAACGGGTTTGGCGTCATGCCGGTCGCAAACTCGGTATGCTTCCAGGACTCCTATTTTTTCTTCACCGTCTCAACGGGGCAGGTTTTCGCTACAGTACAAAATGGCCTAACGATCAACGCGTTGACCTATGTCACCGTGCAAGCGAAAGCGGACGTGATTTTGCTTCGTGGTGTCGCATTCCAGGGTGTTCTACTTCTATTCACGACAGGTTCCTGTGAAGTTTGGCAGGACTCGGCCAATCCCGCGCCTAATTTCCCGTATTCGCGGGTCCAGGTTTTGGAATTCGGCCTTATCCAATATTCAGCGATTGCCGGCTGGGACACAGGATTTTCGCAACTACTCTGGGTAGCGCAGGATTTCGGCGTTTATTGGCTGCAATCAGGGACGCTTACTCCTCAAAAAGTTTCGCCTCCAGATCTCGATCGGATGATCGAAATGGACGTGCGCAATGGTGTGCAGCTAGAGGCCGGCTGCTATATTTTTTCTGGCTAAAAGGTCTGGCACATCAGCGGCTCGAATTGGACGTGGGAGTTTAATCTATCGACTGCCAAGTGGAATGAGCGCTGGAGCCTCAATGGTGGGGTGTATGGGGCCTGGCGAGGACGACTCGGCCATCCCGCATTTGGCAGATGGATTGTCGGGGATCGCTATGGGGACCATCTGTTTGTTGTCGATGATCAGAATTATAGTGAGAACGGCAATGTTTTGCTCTCCCGGATCGAGTCCGGTCCTGTGGCAAATTTCCCCTCGCGAACTCGCGTGGCTCGCGCCGATTTTCTGATGAATTTTGGCGCAGGGCTTTTAACCCGCGCCTATGAGATGGCGATTATCGGGGCCGCGGCGAATTCGGCCGGGGGCATCAGACTCACCGTCAACTCGGCCTCGATGGCCTTAAGCGGGGATACGGTCAATATTTCCGGGGTTGGGGGCACGACCGAGGCCAATGGAACTTGGATCATCACTGCGGTCGATGAAACCCATATTGATCTCAATGGCTCGCGGTTTGTTCATGCCTATACCTCGGGCGGGCTAGCTATTGATGTGACCCAGCCGCCGAATGCTATCACCCCGGTTTGTTCCATCTCGATGAGCCGCGATGGCGGCCTAAATTGGGGCAACCCGCTTATTCGCCAAATCGGGCGACAGGGCATTGCAAAAGATTTCCGTGTGAGCGTAAAGTCAATGGGGCTTTCTTGGCAACAAGGGGTGCGCTGGCGGATCGATATTACGGATCCTGTCCAGGCGGTTTTCTTTGGCGGGACGCAATCGAGCGATCCGCGAGCTGTGGGAACATGATTGATCCAAGCGTTTGGGTTGTATATTTATTAGCGCCGGCGGCGACATGTGACACGATAACCGACGCCCTGCTAACCGCCATCGAAGATGAGGCCTGAAC